TGACGGAGTTGCGAACCGTGTTTGATACGAAGATTCTGAAAGATGACCAACAAGACTTGTTTGAGGATATGGACGCATGCCGCGTGTGCCGACTGTAATCAAGGGCATCTGCCGCTACTGCCGTTGTAATGACCGGCGCGGGTGCGTCGTGATCTTTCGCGCGGTCGGGCTCGGGATGGTGGAGGCGCGGTGCGGATGGGCGGACGCGGCGCACACGGTCTGCTCGAGTATCGAGTGCGTCACGCAAGCGGAGCGCGACGGCGTAAAACTACTCACCGAAGCAGCGAGGGCGGCATGAAATATCAATCGGAGTGGCGGAAGATTGCGCACGATGTCATAACGAAGGTGCTCGCAGCGAACGTCGGACGACCGGAGCGAGACGTGCGCAAGTGCCTCAAGGACGCGTACCCGTTCGGAGAGCGTCGTTACCATCCGTACAAGATTTGGCTGGATGAGATTCAGCGGTGTACGGGCAAGAAGCACCCTATCGGACACAAAAAGGCATGGCTGAATCAGCAATCGCGCATCGCGCGTGACCAGAGGAAGCTGGAGGAATGGCAGCAGCTTTATGGGTGAGGCGCGCGGCAGCGACACCGCGCGTCCTCGGCGTTTCAAGCAGGTGCGCAACATTCTAACCCCTCGGAGAGAAAAATGAGCACCGCAGCACCGCCGGACCCGTTTCAGCAGATCCTCGACGGCATCGGCATTCTCAAGCAGCAGGCGACGGACAACGCCGCGGCGCTCGCACAGAACGCCGACACCATCAACAGCTTGCGAACCCAATTGCAACAGCAAGGCGCGACGGACGCGACCGCACTCGCCAACCTCAAAGCCAACGACGCAACCATCCTCGCCGCCGTGCAGGGCAATCTCGACAGCGCATCGGCGTGGCTCGACAACCCCAACGTGCAGGTCCTCGACAACCTCCAGGCGATGCCCGACTGGATTCTGCCGAAGGGCAACGTCGGCGACACCGGCGGCGGCAACAACCAAGCAGCGGGACACTTCGACATTGCGATCGGCACGCTTGGCGCAGCTCCGACGCCGATGCTGCTCAAGTGGAACCCGGCACACGCGTACAACGGCGGATATGCGTTCCGCAACTGCCGCGAGCTGTTTACGCCGAATCTCAAACGCTTCCGCTATGACTTGCTGTGGACGTACCAGAGCGATGCGGACATGAAAGCGAGCCAGGCATTCGAGTTTGAACTAGAGCACTGCGTCGCTGGAGAGGTTTGGAACGCAGCTTGGCAATTTAATCTCGCCGGGCACGCGTGGCGCACGTTTTTCTACAATCCGCCGCCCGAATACAAAGATGACAAGTGGCAACCGACGGCGATCCCGTTCGACCCGTCGCTGGTGGCTGGTGGCAAGTACATGGCTGTCAGTTCGGAGTTTGTGAAGATCGACCATATCGGCATGATTCACGTCGCGCTGATCGTGAACGGCGTTCGATATCCGTTGTGGCGTGCATATCCATCGCAGCCGGGGCGTTGGGGCACGGGCAGCAACTATCTGCATGCCGCGGTGCAGCTGGACGCAAAGGGCGGTACAACTCCGCCCGCGTACACGGTAAAACTCGCGCGTGCGCAAGCTAGGGTTTTATAGTGTTGGCGCGCGCAAATCGCGCAGGGAGAACAAAGAATGGCAAATCGCATCAGATCCAGCAGCAGCGGAAACTTCGGCTTTGCGCAAGTTCTCAACTATTTCCAAACGCTCACACCGGACGCAGGACTGCAACTGTACGAAGCGCTCGGCAGCAACCTGCAGATGATCTGGAAGGGCAACAGCATCGGCGGCGCGGTCCCGACCATCGGAACCGGCATGCATGCGAACGTCGCGACCATGCCGAAGGCGACGCGGACCCGACGTCGCGCGAGTGGACGCCGCAATCGAGCGCGCACGGTGAACGCGGGCAACAACCAGGGCACCGGCGTCGTGGCAAAGACCGGATAGACGCCAACACAATCGAGATTCGGGCGCATCGGCACACCTGCAAGATGCGCCCATTTCACGCGAGGGACGCAATGACCGTTTACGACCTTAAGGACGCGAATGATGCAAGGACAAGCCGCGACCCCGCTGCCGCGCTACAAATGCCACAAGGAAGTGTGCGCGCTCAAGATTAAGGTTGTGGAATTCGATTGTGACCATCCCGAACGCGCAAGGAGCAACATCGGGAACGGCACGCTCGCGACTATAGTTCCTACTGACGAGGGTTACGCACCGTTTCGAGTGGGACACGAATACCTAACGAAGCATCGCCCTGAGAAGGGCGGCTATTTTGTCGTTTATAAGGACGGTTATCAGTCCTACTCCCCAGCAAAGGCGTTCGAGGACGGCTACACCCGCATCGACTGAATGCCTGTTGAGTACACACTGCTCCGCGATGCTCCCACCCTGAGTCACTGCCCGAAGTGTCGCGCCTATCCGTTCGAACCGTTCCTGCGCGGCATAGTCCAGTCGTGGTGGCGGCGACTGCTCGGAATGGATTACTGCGCAGTGATCTGCTCAAGATGCAAGGAAATCGTCGGTCGCGAGAAGCCGTGAGCGTTACATTACGCCGATTCGCCTTGCATTGACTGGACTGCCACTAGGTTGCTGCAAAGCAGAGACTTAGGTGCTTAGCCCAATAGGTTTTCCACAAACACGCAAGTAAAACCTCATATTGTCGCTTCGTGTCACTCGACACACCCGAACGCCCTAGTCCGCTAGGGCGTTTCGCTTTTTGCTCTCAACCTTGTCTGCAAACTCACCTGGGGATGAACGCAGACAATGCGCGGGCGCACTAGCCGCCATAAGTGCCGCCGCCGCAAGACCGGAATGCTGTTGCTCCGGGCGCCCGCGCTGACCTCCTTCCCCCATCCACTCAACAACACACCGGCCCCGAATGAAGATCTGTCCCACTTGCCGCGAGGAGCGGAACCACATTCTCGAGGAGTGGGCGAACCACACCCTCACCCCGCCGCGCTGCCCGATCTGCGCGAGCGAGGACGTCAAGAAACACGTTCGCGAACAGGACGCCAAGAAGGGGAAGCGCAAGTGAGCCGACCGCCCCGGCACCATCCCTGCGCGATCTGCGGCACCGGCGTCCGCGTCGGGCAGCACCTTTGCCCCGGATGCCGTATCGAGAAAGCCATCGCCGACGTGCAGCACCCGCCGAAGCGGGACACACGGCGCTAGGCCGCCGCGGCCGCCTTCGCAATCGGCTCCCTTGATAGTTTCTTGCGACCCGCAGTGTTGTTGCCGCACAGTGCGGCACTCTTTATTGTGGCGACCAGCTGAAGCATTTCTTTGTGAGTGAAGTAGTCCCGCTTCATCTCGTTGTGCCGATTGCAGCAAGGGACACAGTTTAGAGGGGTATAGCCGACGGAGTTATCGCGTCGGTCAATTCCGACCCGGATATCGGGGGCAGCCCCGCCGCCGTAATAGCAGGGTTGGCGGCGGATCTCCTGAAACTGCTCGAAAGTGAGTAGAAAGCGGAGCCCGCGGTGTTTCGCGGACCTCTTGGCGTTGGCAAAGCGTTCGCGCTCAGTTGTTCCGTTCAAGTCGTACCGTAGTCGGCGGATACGGCAGACGCAATCCTTGCAATCTGATCTCAGATTGTCGAATGACGTAGAGCTGAGATGAAAGTGTGTCCCCGGCAGGGTTCGGTGACACCGTGAGCATTCCTTTTCGAGTGGACGAAAGACGGCCTTCTCCGTCTTGCTTCCCTTCGGACGACCAGCACCGGGACGTGAGCCTCCACGTGGCATGCGCACCAATGTAACAAAACTTTTGGCTTTTGTTACATGCAACTTTTTGCGGAACAGTTAAAGTGAAATCCTTTTCAAAAGGTGAAATGTTGCAGCTTTTGTCGGCTGCAAAAGCGCATTCGGACCGTGACTGGCTCATGATCCTAATGGCGTACTGGCACGGACTCCGGGCGACCGAAGTAGTAACGCTGACAGCAGGTTGCATCGAGGACGCGTTCCTCACCGTGCACCGGCTGAAGGGCTCAAGGCGCACCACTCAACCACTCATTGAGCACGATGAACTGTTACTCAATGAGCGCCCCGCAGTGGTTGAATACATTCGATTCATGCATCGTGACGAGAAGCTATTCCCCGTCACCCGCCAAACCTTCTGGCGTCTGGTGAAGCGCCACGGCAAGACCGCCGGCCTTCCGATCCACAAATGCACGCCGCATGCCGCCAAGCACAGTTGCGCTATGTCGTTGATAAACAAGGTCGGCATTCACAACACGCAAACCTGGCTCGGACATAAGTCCATGAGTTCGACTGGCGAATATCTCAAGGTGAGCGATCAGCAGGCATCCGAAGCCGTGCTCGCCGCGATTGATTGATTTTGATTTTCCCCCGCAGAAATGACCCCTGATTCCAAAGCAAAACGAGGCGGTCCGCGCCCTGGTGCCGGCCGACCCAAATCTCCCGTAAAGTACGCGCCGCTGGCGACCAAATGCGTTGCGACGAAGGTACTCGCCCAAAGCGACGAGGAAACACTTTGGGAGCAACTGTTACACGCGAAAGACCTCCGCATCCGGCTTGAGGCGATCAAGTACCTCACCGACCGGCGCGACGGCAAACCGAAGCAGGCGATCGAAGCGTCCGGACCGGACGGCGGTCCGCTGCGCGCTTCCGTGGAAGTGACATTCATCGATGGCGGTCAAAGCTGAGTTTCCCCGCAAGTTACAGTTCCTATTCCAGCCGAAGCGCTACAAGGTAGCGTATGGCGGCCGCGGCGCCGCTAAATCGTGGGGGTTCGCGCGGGCCCTGCTGATCATCGGTGCGCAACGCCGGATCAAGGTGCTCTGCGCCCGCGAGATACAGAAGTCGATTCAGGACTCGGTACACGCCCTGCTCAAATCGCAGATCGCGAAGTTGGGACTCGAGGCCTTCTACAACGTCCAGAACACGTCCATTACCGGCGCGAACGGGACGGAGATCATCTTCGCCGGACTGAAACACAACATCAACTCGATCAAGTCGATCGAGGACGTGGACATCGTTTGGGTGGAAGAAGCGCAGTCGGTTTCCAAGCAATCCTGGGCGACGCTGATTCCGACCATCCGCAAACCGGGTTCGGAGATTTGGGTCAGTTTCAATCCTGACCTCGAGACGGACGACACATACAAGCGCTTCGTGCTGCACCCGCCGCAGACGTCGCACGTCGAGAAGATCAATTGGTCCGACAACCCCTGGTTCGGTGAACCGCTGCTCTCGGAGAAGAACGAACTGGCGGTCAAAGACCCGGACGAGTACCAGCACGTTTGGGAAGGCATGTGCAAGCAAGTGGTGCGCGGCGCGGTCTATAAGGACCAGCTTCTCGCCGTCCACAAAGAGGAACGCATCACCCGCGTACCTTACGACCCGCTTAAACCAGTCGATACCTTTTGGGATCTTGGATGGGCGGACATGACGACCATCTGGTTCGCGCAATCGGTCGGCAGCGAGTTCCGCCTGATCGATTACGTGCAGGACTGCCAGAAGGACATAAAGCACTACGTGAAGGAATTGCAGGCCCGTCCGTACGTTTACGGGACGGACTACCTGCCGCACGACGCACGGGCGAAGGAACTCGGCTCCGGACGCTCTATCGAAGAGCAGCTCCGCGGACTCGGCCGCAAGGTGCAGATCGTGAAGATGCTCAGCGTCGAGGACGGAATCGCCGCGGCGCGCGCCATCTTCGGCAAGTGTTGGTTCGACGCGGACAAGTGCGCCGACGGCATCCAGGCGCTCTCGCACTACCGCTACGAAGAGGACGAGAAGCTCGGGACGCTCAAGAAGGCACCGCTCCACGATTGGGCAAGCCACGGCTCCGACGCATTCCGCTACTTCGCCGTCGCGATCCAGGAACCGAAGCAGCAGCGAGAGAAGAAGCTACAACCCAAGCCCAACCGCCACGGCGCGGCGGGCTGGCAAGTGATGGTTTAGGACGGAAATGGCAGAGCAGAATCAGGACCGGACAGAGTTTCTGGCAACGGCGCGCAAGCGCTTCGAAGCGCACGCTTCCGACGAGAAGGAGATCCGCGACGAAGCGGAGAAGGACCTCCGTTACGTCGCCGGCGATCAATGGGACGAGGGTGTCCGTGCCGAGCGCGAAGCCAAAGGGCTCCCGTGTCTCACCTTTAATCGCATGCCGACCTTCGTGGCCAACATATCGAACGAGGCGCGCGACACTAAGCCAGAGATGAAGTTCGCGCCCGAGCAGGACGATGAACTCTCGACCGATACGGCCGAAGTCATCGAGGGCATGGCGCGCCATATCCAGTACGATTCCGACGCCCAAGTAGCCTCGGAAACGGCAGTGTTCTACTCTGCTGCCGCGAGTTTCGGCTTTATCGGGCTCACGACGGACTATTGCGACGACGAGTCGTTCGACCTGGACCTCAAGGTCCGCGCGTTCCTGAATCCCTTCGCTGTTTACGGCGTGCTGATCCCGACCGCGCTCGGGCAGGAACCCACGTCCGCCTTCGTCATCGAGGAACTCACGCACGAGGAATACAAGGCACAGTACCCGGATTCCGAAGTTACCAGCGCCGGGTTCGATGCTGCCGGCTATGACTCCGCTTGGATCGGTAGCGAGACGGTCCGCGTCGCTGAATACTGGTACGTCGAGCACGAGCGCACCCTGATCGAGAACAAAGAGACGGGCGGCAAGCGCTACGTCCAGAAGCCGACGGTCCACTCCTGCAAGATCAACGGGCACGAGGTTCTGCCGGACACCGAAACGGTGTGGCCGGGACGCCGGATTCCGATCTGGGCAGTCACCGGCGCGCAGATGATCGTCGCCAACAAGCCGCAGCTTTTTAGCGTGGTCCGCTTCCAGCGCGACCCGCAACTTCTGATCAACAGCTACAAATCGCGCATTGCGCAGACACTCGGCACGAGCCCGGTGCAGCCGTTCATGGCCGCCGCGGAAGCCATCGAGGGACACGAGGACGAGTGGAACTCGCTCTCGAGCACCCCGACCGCTTATCTACCTTTCAACGCGACCCGCGCCGACGGTACGGCTTTGCCGATACCGCAGCGCCAGGTGTTCGAAGCACCGATCCGCGCGTTTGCCGAAGCAGCCGCCGCCGAGATCGACGACATGAAAGCCGTGTCCGGCATCTTCGACGCTTCGCTCGGAGCGCAATCGAACGAAACCAGCGGCATTGCCATCGCCCGCCGCGACCAGCAGGGCGACCGCGCCAACATGCACTACATGGACAACCTTGCCCGCACCTTTAAGGGCATGGGAACCGAGATGGTGTACGTGATCCCGAAGGTGTACGACACCGAGCGCATGGTTGACACTCTCGGCGCGGACGAGCAACCCAAGATCGTGCGCATCAACGCGCAGCACCAGGATCAGAACGGCCGCATGAAGCATTACAAAGTCGGCGGCGACGATGCCATCAAGGGCAAAGTCATCGTAACGATGGGACGCAGCTACTCGACCAAGCGCATGGAGTCCTACGATTTCATGGTGCAACTGGTACAGGCGCACCCAAATGCGTTCCCGATGATCGCGGACGTGCTGTTCCGCAACTCGGACACTGCCGGCGCCGATGTACTGGCGGAGCGCTTTAAGCAGATCGGCATCAAGCAGGGATTCATTCAGGACGACCAGCAGCAGCAGAACGTGCAGCTACCGCCGCAGGTGCAGCAGATCGTGCAGCAGCACGGCGTTCTAGTGAACGAAGTGAAGCAGCTTACGCAGATGATCGAGCAGAAGCAGGCGGAAGCGCAGAGCAAGGTCGACCTCGAGAAGCTGAAACTGGATTACGCCGTCCGCTTGAAGCAGATGGACATCGACAAGGCACTGGCGATTGCCGAGATCCAGACGAAGGCGCAGGATCGGAGCGAGCGCGTGGGATGGCAGCGGCAGCTTGTGTCGGACATGAACGACCACGCGCACGAAGCCGGGATGACTGCCATGCAGCACGGGCAGAACCTCGAGGCGCTGATGCACGAGCACGCGAACGCGCTCGAGCAGGGCGACCAGGCGCATGTCCAAAACCTAGACATGGCGAGCGTGAACGCGGCGAACGCGCAGCACACGCAGCCGGAATCTAACGATGATGCGGGTGCAGAATAATGAACGTGATCACCCTCATCATCAACGCGGCGAACCCACTGCGCATGCTGTGGACACGCAACATATTTGAGTTAGGCGCACTGCCCGACATCGTCGGTCACAACGCACCAAGGGCCCCGAAACATGCAAGGTTATAAGCGCAGGATTACGAAGCGCGGTCGCGAGTGGGTAGTGATCTACGGCGCTGGTCTACTGATGGCGTATTTCCCGACCTGGGCGGCGGCGGTTGAGTTTGCACTAACACGTCCGGCTTTTTGACCGGGTAAGGCGGATTGTCTGGAATCTGGACAATCACGTCGCCGGTAGCGATGTAGGAACCGATGACGAAGCCGACCACGAGTCCGAAGATAAGAGCGGCAGCAACAGCAGCGTAATGCACAAATCCGAGTTTAGCGGTTCGGCGTGGACAGACACGCAGCTATCGGACTGGCGCTCTGCGTACACCCCTGAGAGGGTCCGACGAGGGAACGCGGAGCAGTTGCACTGAAAGGTGCAACACCGCTAAAGAGGCGTCGCCGTGACGCCTAAAGGGATGGAAAATCCCGTCACGGCAAGTTTAGCGAACGGCGGTCCTAACGGACTGCCATTTTGCTTTTAACTCGGCAAGGGTTCCGGCTTGGATGCAGCGGAACGTGTCGCGGCGGATGTCGTACATGCGCAGCTGCCAACCCGCCGCGGTCTTCTCGACAAAGTGGCGAGAGTCAGGACCGAACAGCGCGTCTCTTTCGCGCTGCTCATCCGGCGTGATGACGTACTCGCTCACAAACACAAGTTTAGTACGGGCCTAGCGGAACTCGTCGTCGGCAGGTGTCATTAACTCGACTTCCGGATGGCACAGCGGACAAACGAGGAATATGCCGCTTTTCTCCACCAAACACTGAGCGCCGCACACAGAACAGCGGAACAGAAACACGTTGTTCTCGAGTACAAGCAGCGGTTCCGACACCGCACAAGTTTACCCGTATCGGTAGCGGGCAATCACCGAGCCAACCCCGGCCATAGCGCCGCGTAAAAGGACACAAATTGAGCACTGACACACTCGCTGGAAACAGCGCGCAGGAAACCTCTGTTCCCACCACTGACCAACTCTCCATGACGGAATGGGCGAAGTGGCGCACGACCGGCGAGATGCCGGCTGCTGCAGAGGACACCAACACAAGTTCTGCCGTATCCCCGAAAGACGCTAAGGCGGATGACGCTGGCGCATCGGCGGATGAAAGCGTAGAGGAATCGGCGACCTCTGACGAAGATAGCGAGCAAGACGACGAGCAAGACGACAAACCCGAGCGGGACGAGAACGGCAAGTTCAAACGCAAAAGCGGAATGGAACGCCGATTCGCCAAACTCACACGGGCGAATGCCGAATTGCAACGGCAGCTAGAGGAAGCGCGCAAAACGCCGCCGACCGAAGCCGCTGCCGCCAACACGACCAAGCAGACCGACACCGCACCTGGTGCCAAACCTCGCCCGGAGATGAAGGACTTCGCCTCCATCGAGGATTGGACCGACGCTGTCACCGACTGGAAACTCGAGCAAAAAGAGGCGCAAAAACAAGCGGCCGCTGCTCAAGAAGCGCAGAAGCAAAAACAGGCGGAAGCGCGTACCAAAGTCGAGAACATCGTCGCCGAAGGCACCAAGAAGTATGGCGAAGATTTCGCCGATGCCGTCGACGCCATGAAAAGCGTTCCGCCGCACATCGCGAAAGCCGTCATCGACAGCGATTTGTCCACTGCGTTGGTCAACGCACTCGGCAACGATCCCGCCGAACTCAAGCGCATCACGGCACTGCCGGAACACCGCGCACTGGTGGAGATCGGGAAGCTCGAAGCCAAACTCGCAGAACCTCAGACCTCGCCCGCCAAACGGGCCACATCCGCGCCTAAACCGCCGTCCACCATCAATCGCGCCACCGCTCCGAAAGTCGGATTGTCCGACGAGCTGCCGATCGGTGAGTGGGCGAAACGTCGCTTAGCGCAGAAAGCATAACCAGAAACCTCCATGTCCAATTCTTTGATTACGCCCACACAGGTATTGCGTGAGGCGCTCGTCGTCGCTCACCAGAGCAGCAACTTCCTCGGATCCATCGACCGTCAGTACGACAACCAGTTCGCACAGAAGGGCGCGAAGATCGGCAACACGCTGAACATCCGCCAGCCCAACAAGTACACCGTGCGTAACGGCGCGACCCTGTCCGCACAGGACACCGTCGAATCGACCACCCCCTTGGTTCTGAGCAACCAGATGGGCGTCGATCTCAACTTCACGTCGCAGGACCTCACCCTCTCGCTTGACGACTTCTCGAAGCGCATCGTCGCTCCGGCAGTGTCGGTGCTGATGGCGAACGTCGAAGCCACCGTGATGGCCGCCGTGATCCCGCAGATCTACCAACAGGTGACGAACAACGGTTCGGCATTCAGTTTCGCCAAGACCATGCTCGGCGCAAAGCGTCTGACGGATTCGCTCGCACCGTTCACCGGCCGCAGCATGAACCTGAACACGCAGGACAACGTCGATTTCGTCGGCGACACGAAGGGCCTGTTCCAGGATTCCTCGAACGTGGCGAAGCAGTACCGCACGGGCAAAGTGGCCGCGAACACCGCTGGCTTCGAATCCGTGTACCAGAACACCCTCTGGCCGTCACTGACGCCCGGTGCGCGCGCTGGCTACCTCGTGAACGGTGCCAACCAGACCGGAAGCTCGCTGATCGTGAACACCGGAACGGGCGCTGCCGCAATCGGTGAAACCTTCACCATCGCTGGCGTGTTCGAAGTGCATCCGGAATCGAAGGCTGTCACCAAGAACCTGCAGCGCTTCGTGCTGACCGCTGCTTACGCTGGCGGCGCCGGAACGATGGCGATCTCGCCTGCGATCGTGACCTCGGGCGCGAAGCAGAACGTGAGCGCGAGCCCGGCCAACGGCGCAGCGATCACCTTCGACGGCACTGCCGCAACCGGGTTCGGATTGTCGCTCGCGTACCACGAGAGCGCGATCACCTTCGCGACTGCCGACTTGCAGAAGCCGAACGGCGTCGATATGAGCGTGAGCGAGAACCTGGACGGTATCTCGATGCGTTTGGTCCGTGCATACGACATCGTCAACGACAAATGGCCTTGCCGTTTGGACATCCTGTTCGGCGCCGCAGTACAGCGTCCGGAATGGGCAGTCCGCTTGGCCAACAACTAAGCAACTGACGTAGTAAGCGGAGCGGGTGAAATATCCCGCTCCGTATTTTTCGATTTGGAAGGTGCTCGATGGCCTCAGTAGAACCCACCGCAACGTATCCCAAGACCTATGTGGTCAACCATCTCGAGTACACCGTACACAACGCCGCCGAGGACGCGAGTTTTCAGGCGAGCCCGCTGTACGCAAGCAACATCACGGTAAAGAGCTACCCCAAGAAGCTGGTGCTCGGCGGTGTCGAAACCGTCGCCCACAATTCCGGCGAAGAGGTCAGCATTCGCAGCAATCACGGGCAAGGTTAGGATTCTAGGCATCAGGAAGGTGCCTATGAGTTTCCACGAATACCCGAAGGTGAAATATCACCCTAAGCACGACCCGCGCACCGTGAATCATCGGGACGCGGAAGATGAACTCGGCGAAGACTGGTACGACACGCCAGACGAAGCCAAAGGCGCAGCTTCCCAATCCTCCTCAGAAAATGAGGCAAACGGGGAAGCGCAGCAGGCGGAATTGCCGCCGAAATCGAAGTCAGAACAGAAGCGCCGCAAAGCGCTTCAAGCACAGGAATAACGAATGCCCATTCTGCCCGTCGCGCCCGTCACCACCACCACGACGGGCAGTTCTACCTCTACCCTCGCCGACCTGATCAACGACGCGTACCAGGAGATCGGCGTGCTCGGCGCGGAAGATACGCTCTCCGCCGCTGATCAGCAGTACGCCGTGCGCCGCGTGAAGCGCATCCTCGAGCGCCTCAACCTCGAATCGCTGCTAATCTACGCGACCGCAGAGGAATCGTTCACCCTCACCGCCGGCCAGCAGACCTACACGCTCGGCAGCGGCGGCGATTTCGACGTGGTCCGTCCCATCGCCATCAAGTATGCGAATATCCGCATCTCGAATGGTGCGCAGCCCTTCGAACGCACGCTGGACGCGCGGACCGATGGGCAATGGGCAGATGAAGCGGTGAAGAACCCCATCACGCCGACGATTCCGTCCAAGATTTACGCCGACGGTGCAAATCCTCTGGAAAACGTGACTATCTGGCCAGCACCGGACCAGAATTACACGCTGATTCTGTGGGTTTGGCAGCAACTCGCGATGCCGGCGAACCTCACCGATGTCATGATCCTGCCGCCGGGGTACGAAGATCTGCTCGTCACGGAACTCGCCATCGCGCTCTGCCCTGGCAACGGGAAGCAGGCACCGGCGGAACTCGTCGCACGCAATCGCGAGATGAAAGCCGTATTGAAGAAGAAGAACACGCGACCGGAACCCCTGCGCTGCGCACCCGAGATGGGCAGCACCGGCGGCCGCTACAACATTATTTCGGATGCGACCCGCTAACCGACGCGAACTCGCGCGCATGATGGCCGTGGTGTACGCGTTCGCCGTGCGAATCACGCCAAAATGTGCAATTTGTACAAATCGTTAACTTTCGGACACGTATGCAGCCAATAACAGCATTCATCGGATCCTCGTCGCAAGCGCGCTCGGTCACGGCCGATGCTTCGCGTACCGTGAATCTGTTCATCGAGTCGCTCGACGGTCCCGGCAAGGACGGCGCGACTGCCATCCTCGCCCAAGCACCCGGATTGAAAGCCGTCGGCATCGTCGGCGCCGGACCGCATCGCGGTTCGCTCGTCTCGGGCTCCGGCCGCCTGTTCATGGTGTCCGGCAACAAGCTTTATGACGCGACCGACGTCGCGAACCCGATCATTCTCGGCACGCTCTCGACCTCCGTCGGCATGGTGGAGATGGCCGAAAACGGGCTGCAACTGCTGATCACCGACAACTTTACGCCGGGATACCTGTACACCTACTCGAGCGGCGTGTTTACCAACATTCCCGGCGGACTGTTCGCCGCTGCCGGCAGCTGCACCTTCATGGACGAATACTTCATCGTCCACGACAAGGGCACGCGCAAGTTCTACCTCTCCGGGCTGCTCGACGGCTCGAGCTGGTCCGGACTCGACGTCGGCACGAAGGAATCCGCCGCGGACAACATCGTGCGCGTCAAAGCCGCACACCAGTTGCTCTGGATCATCGGCGAGCGCACCACGGAAGTGTGGTACAACTCCGGCGCTAACAGCTTTCCCTTCGCCCGGGTGAATAACGCCGTCATGCAACACGGCAGCGGATCCGCTGACACTGTGCAGGAACTCGACAACGGGCTGTTTTGGGGCAATCGCGACGAGCAGGGCGAGAGTATCGTATGGCGGACACAGGGATTCCAGACGGTCCGCGTCTCGACGCACACCGTCGAGCAGGCGATCGAGAGCTACGGCGGCTTTGCCAACGCGACCAGCTGGACGTACTCGCAGGACGGGCACACCTTCTACGTGCTCAACTTCCCGCAAGCGACCTGGTGCTATGACTGTGCCACCGGCGAGTGGCACGAGCGCGCTTATACCAGTTCTGGGATATTGCAACGGCACCGCGGCCAGACACACGCG